GGCAGGAGGACGGCAGGGATGATCTGGCGGCCAGCAACGGCCACGCGGAGCGTGCCGTGACGGGCACCACCGACCTTTACACCAAAGTGGAGTTTGACCCGTGGGCGGAACAGCTGGGCGAGGAGCTGAGCAGCCGGTACATCGCATGGTCGCTGGTGGGCGTGGAGCTTGAGACCGAGACCGGATTCTGGCACTACAGCTGGGATTGGACGGTGGTGGTCTGATGCCGATCACGTTTAAAAAGGGCGACGAGTACCTTGCCAAAATCTCCAAGCTGGAAGCTGCGGCACGAGATCAGGTATGCGGCAGAGCGATTTACGGCGCGGCCGAAATTGTAACAGATGAGATTCGCGCACAGCTGAAACAGGTTCCAACCGATGAAAGCAACGATACATTTTGGGGAGAACTGCAGGGTCCCAAAAAAGCCCAGAAAAAAGGGCTTTATGAAAGTTTGGGTATCACCAAAATGCAGGAGGATGCAGCCGGATTTTTGAACGTTAAAATTGGCTTTGACGGTTACAACGGGCTGAAATCCAAGCGCTGGCCACAGGGTCAGCCTAACCAAATGGTTGCCCGCAGCGTAGAACGCGGGACAAGCTTTATGCAAGCAAATCCCTTCGTGAAACCTGCCATGCAAAAGACAACGAAGCGTGCGCGGGAGCACATGAAGAAGTCCGTGGACGAATCTATCAAGAAAATTATGGAGAAAGGATGATGCACGATGGCAGGTATCGGCCTGTACGGTGTTTTTTATTCCAAGTGTGTCAAGAACGGCGGCGTTGTCACCGGCTATGACGGCAGCGTCAAGATGATGGGCAAGGCCATTGCCGCCGGCTTTGAGCCCAACACCCCCGAGGACAATCCCCTGTACGCCAACAACGGCATCGGTGAAAACGATTACTCCACCGGCAGCGGCGGCGCGCTGACCATGACGCTGGACCGCATGACGCTGGAGACTTCCGCCGATCTGTTCGGCACCCAGGCGGTGGACGTGGAAGTGACCGTTGGGGAGCAGACCGTGAAGGGCAAGGAGATCACCTATAAGGGCGACGAGGTGAGCGCCCCTGTGGGCGCTGCATACATCAAAATGCAGCAGGAGGACGGCGAGCGAAGCCACGAGGTGGTGTTCTACCGTGAGGTGGAGATGGCCCGGCCCAGCGAGGACGCCCAGACCATGGGAGAGACGCTGGAGTGGCAGACCCCCGAGATCTCCGGCACGGTGGCCGGTCTGCAGGGCGACGGCAGCCAGCCCTGGTATCGGGCAAGCCGCTGGCCCACTCAGGAGGCAGCCATTGCTTATGTGTTTAAGCTGTTCGGCTCCACCGCTACCCCCGAGGAGATCGCCGCAATCGTCAACTTTATGAAAGAGGACGAGGATGAGGTGAACGTCTGATGAAGCTGGGCTATCTGGAATTGCTGGGGCAGAAGCACCCTATGTGTTTTTCATACGCCGCAGCAGCAGATTTGGAAGAAGCCTTTGGCAGTCTGAGCGGGATGGAAGAGCAGGTGTTTTCCGATAAGCTTTCCATCAGTGTGCCTGCTACCAACATTCTGTTGGAGACGCTGATGAAGGCCGGGCGAATTTATGCCAAGGCCATGGGCGAGGAGCTTCCGGCACCACTCCCCTGCCGCCCGGTGGAGCTGATTCCCGCAAACGACAAGCGGGCCATCAGTGCGGTGTTCACCACCATTGCCGGCGACGCCAAGCGGGAAGTTGAGGTGCAGGCAAAAAACGCCGCGGCCACGCAGGCCGCGGAAGCTCTGCGTGGCTCTATTACAACGGCACCCGCGCAGGACTGACCCGGTGGGAGATCATGAATCTTCCGGTAGGTCAGGTTCTTGACCAGATCGCCTGCTGGCAGATCGCGGAGTGCGGAGAGAAAGAGAAAAAGAAAAAGCCCGCCGGGTCGCTGATGCAGCAGATGGCGGGACTGTAAGGAGGTGACCACGAATGCCCTATGATATTGGCCCGAGAATCGGAATCGAAGGCGAAGCTGACTTTAAAAGACAGCTTCGGCAGGTGAACGAAGAAATCAAGACGCTGGGGACCGAAATGAAGGTGGTCACCAGCGAATTTATCGGCAGCGAGGACAGCATGGAGGCCTATGGCAAGAAGACCGAAGTGCTGAACAAGCAGATCGACACCCAGGAGAAAAAGCTGGAACTGCTGAAACAGCAGCTGGAAAGAACCAACGCCGCCTATGGCGAGGGGGACTCCAGAACCCAGAATTACCAGCGGCAGGTGAACAACACCACCGCCGATCTGAATAAGCTGAAGGCCGAGCTGAAGAAGGCAGAGGCCGCCATGGATGATTTCGGAGACGAGGCCAAGGACGCCGCCGACGATCTGGACGATATGTCCGGTGGATTTGGAGGCATTAAGAATATCCTGAGCGGCTCCGGTGGTCTAGGCGGGCTGCTGACCAAGGGCTTTGCGGCAGGTGCCGTCATTAACGGAATTAAAGAAATCGGCGGGGCTGTGTTTGATCTGGTGGACTCTACTCAGGAGTACCGAACCATTATGGCATCTCTGGAAAGCTCCAGCCAGAGAGCCGGGTACAGCGCGGAGGAGACGGCAGCCACTTATGAGAGACTGCAGGGCGTGCTGGGTGACAGCCAAACCGCAGCCACAGCTACGGCAAACCTGCAGGCGCTGGGGCTGAGTCAGGATCAGCTGACCCAGCTGACCAACTCCGCCATTGGCGCATGGGCGACCTATGGCGATTCCATTCCCATTGACGGACTGGCCGAGGCTATCAACGAGACGGTGAAGGCCGGACAGGTAACGGGCAGCTTTGCTGACGTGCTCAACTGGGCAGGCGTCAACGAGGACGAGTTCAACGAGAAGCTTGCCGCCGCCAACAGCACCAGCGAGCGGGCGAACATCGTGATGCAGGAGCTGGCCCGACAGGGTCTGGCTGAGGCGGGACAGGCGTGGATCGACACCAATCAGGACATTGTGCAGGCCAATCGCTCCACCGACAAGATGGACGAGGCCATGGCAAGACTGGGCGGGAAATTTGCCCCGCTGGCAGCCGGGGCGCGCGGGTTTGCTGCAGATGTGATAAACGGCATGATCGACGCCGGCGAGGACTTTGTAGGCTGGGCGGTGGCACTGCCCGGTCAGATCCGGGAAGTGGGACAAAACCTGTTGACCGGACTTTGGAACGGCATCAACGACAAGGTGGCCTGGCTGAAGGGCAAGGTCAAGGGCGTGGTGGACAAGATCAAGGGCTGGTTTACCGGTTCGGACGGCTTTGATACACATTCCCCCTCCAAATGGTCGGAAGGCGTGTTCCAGAACGTCATGCAGGGCGGCGCAATCGGCGTCAGCCGCGGCACCGGCGGTCTGATGCGCAGCGTGGACGCGGCAGTCAGCTCGGTCAAGCGGGATTTGAGTTCCATCCCGGCGGCGGATGTGCCTGTGAACGCCCAGGGCGGCGCAGGAGCATACGGCGGCATGGGCGCGGCGGATATGGCGCAGGCGATCAAGGCCGCACTGAACGGTGCGGGGGTGTACATGGGCACCAATAAGGTCGGTCAGCTTGTGACCACCTATCAAAACAATATGGCAAGAAGCCGGGACGTTTCCCCGGCATACGGATAAGGGGGTAAGACCATGCAGGCAAAATTGACCATCAACGGCGTGGACTTTACCCCCTTTATCGTTGAGGGCGGCATTGTCCAGACCGACGTGGAGCGCCAGGCGGTGCGCGTGGTCGCGCTGGGGGGCGCTCTTTGGCTGAGAAGAAAAAAAGCCAGAGGAATCCGCGTATCCCTTCGGAAATTGCGGGACAGCTTTTATCATCAGCTTTCCGAAGTTTTGATGAATACGCAAGTCACCGTGACCTATACCGACCGGGACACCGGGCAGGATGAGACTGCTGTGTTCTATGTTCTGGAACATACTGCAGGCATTAAACAGGTTGTCGGCGGCAACACCTATTGGCACAACGCCAGCTTTTATCTGGAGGCGAAAGATGCAAAGTAAATCTGAATTATTTGCCTCCATTCTTGCCAGCCGGGAATATTCCGTCGTATCCAAGGCGGAAATTGACGGCATTGAGTATCTGGAGGGTGCGGGGCTGGTGGAGGTGTCCGTTGTGGGCAGCTTATTTGCCGAAAACAAGCCGTCTGTAGGCGCCTGCGTTTCCCGGCAGGTACATATCATCATTCGCAACGCTGCAAACTTCTCCAGAAGGGCGAAAATCCGGCTTTTCAGCCGGGTGGAGCTGGGCGAACAGGTAAGCGAATGGATACCGAAGGGCGTTTTTTACATCGACACCCGCAAGCCGGACG